ATGGCCAATCCCCAACCATCGACCTCAGAGTGCCCGCAGATGAAGAGTCACGCCGCGTCCTCTTTGCAACGCAAACGTTTCGAAATCGAAGGGACCGCCGGCATGGGGCCTGCGCCGGAAAGGCGGCCGGTTCCCGGTACCAGGTCTATCGAAACCAGGGACGGCTATGACTGGCTGCAAAAGATCAAACGCGCCCAAGCGCTCAGGATCACCGACCAACGCCGCCAGTAGCTTGGGCGAGGGGTATAAAGCATCACGATCTGTAATTTGACATAATATACATTATGCGAAATTGGTTGAGGCGCGTCCTCAGCGGCATGAAGCGTGCTTTCACCTCGGCCCACCGCAACGGAATGCATGCATGCGCCGGAAACGCGCCCGCCTGATCGGCTGGACCTACGACGACGAAACCCAAGAACTCCGCACGCCGCACGGCCGCGTTCTCTCGATCCACGACATAGCGACGATGCTCGCCGACCAGCGTGATTGTCGCCTCGACCTCGACGGCAAATGGTCCGGCTGGCGACTGCGGCAGCAATGGCTGATCGTTCCAGGTGGAACGATGAAGCGCGGACGCATCGCCCAGCACGTCCTGCGCCACCTCACGCAAATGAGCGAATGGGAACAGCAGGACCTAGGCCGCAGGCAGTTAGCGCTGTTCTAGCGGTAGCTGCTGCGCTCATCGCCACCGCAGCGAACCATAACGCCGGCAACCGTGAGCGTATCGACCACGGAAACGCCAGCTCGCTCGACAACGCGGTAAACAGGGCCACCAGCCCCCGAACACTTGTAACCAGCCGGCAGCGGCTCGCCATAGGCGTAATACGTTTTGAACGATGAAGGGCGCGAGCGGCGCAGATCGGCCGACGTGATCGGCCGGTATCTAGGGCGAGGCTGCACATGTGAAACGGGCGCAGGCAACGGCTGGACGTCATTTGCGCTACGAGCCCTCCAGACGATCAGGCCGACCATTGCCAGCAAGGCCGGAACGCCCAGCACCAAGAAACCGTCCACTCGCTTCATTCCCTGCCCCCGAGGTCCTTTCGGGGAATGCTACCGCACAGCACGCGAAACCTACGGTTTCACGCCCGATCAAGAGCAGCTGAGGCCCGATCACCTTTCTCCATAGGTTTTGGCCAAGTCTTGCAGACTTGTCCCCGACACCCGCGCTTCGACCGCATGGGAATGCGGGTTACGAGAATTAGTGAACGCGTGGATCCTCGATCGGTACAGGAATTCAAAAGCGGGTTGTCGGGGGAAGGGTGAGGAACGAAATCCGCGGGGACAGGTGCGGGCAGACTGAGCCCAGCTGACACGGTTTTGTCTTTACACCTGCCCTTAGAGACGCGCTCCCGCGCTCGGCCCGTTGGGCCAAAGAGCTGGATCATTTGACCCCCGCGAGATGCTCCAGCGTGCGCGCCCACTCCTGCAGCTGGCGGGGTTTGATGATCGCGCCCTGGTCACGCGAGAAGCGACGCAGGGTTTCGGCCAGGCTGGCAAGCGCCCTACTTTCGGATGTGTCAGCGTTTTTCGTGACGTCACGCTTTGAACTCGCGAGCTGGTGTTTCAGCGAACCAACCTCTTCGGCGAGACGATTGACTTCCGCCCATGCCTTCGATCGTTCGTCGAGCAGCAACGCATTCTCGCGCTCCAGCCCTTCGATCCGATCATCCGAACGCGAGCGCAGATCGTTGACCAGGTCCAAAGGCATGACTCGACCCCGACGAGCGCGATACGCAGCAGCACGTTGCGCTGGCGTGAGTGCATCCGCCTTACGCGGGCGACCGCGACCACGCTTGACGACGAGCGGCATTTGAGCGGTTCCGAGGTCTTTGGCGTCGATCATGGCAGCGGTTCCTGATTGGATGCCGCTATTTTACGTGACGTCACGTAAAATAGCAAGGATTATTTTACGTGACGTAACGGCAATTCAGCGTCGGTTCATTTAAAGTGACGTCACGTTAATTGCGCATCACTTCGAGCCCCCGAAGGCGTCAGCTTTCCATTCATGGTACTCAGGCGGCGTGTACGCCGCAGCAGTAGGCCGGTCCTTGTGATTGAGCGAACCAGCACCGCCGCCCATCCCACCGGCACCGACTATCGGAACGCTTCCAGGCATCGCCTGGGCGATCACCGGGCCATTGTCACGGATATCGGCAATCTGCTGCTGCGAATACCTGTTCGGCTCATCAATCGGCCAGGACGTGACCACGATGGTTTGCAGCTCCTTGCCCTTGCCCCACGTCAGGCGCAGACCGTAACCAGTGCGATCCACCGTGACACCCAGCGCGCGAAGCTGCGCCACCGTCAGCGAGTCGATCACCCGCGACTGATCGGCGCGCCATTCCACAACGCCCGAGAACTGGCCGTCCGGCATCACAGCGGTGCCAGCGAGGCGCGCCCTGCCCTGATCCTGCAGCCCCCACACGTAGGCCGCTTCTGGCGGCATTTCCGGCCGCTTTGGCTTTGCGGGTTCGACCGGCCTACCAACCTGCACAGGCGACGGCATGGGCCGAGACGATGGCGACACAGCCGCCGAGGAGGCCGCACGCACGGGAGCAACAACCGGTTTTGTCGCGCCACCGCCCGAACTGAAAAACTTGACGTAGAAGAATCCACCAACGACCAGCATGAGACCCGCCAGCGCGAACCAGGGGAGAACCGTTTTCCAGACTGTGATGCTGCCTTCTGAGTAAACCTCAGTGTTGCCGGTCTCAGGCAAAAACCCGTGGTACAGCGGATAGATCGCCGGATCGTACTTTTTCCGCGACTTGCCGACCTGCTCGAACTTGTCCGGCCCGGTGGTGTGCCAGTACGTGACTAGATAGCTCTTATCCATGCCGACGGCGGAGAGCTTCTGAAAAACATTCTTGCGCTCGACACGTGCACGAAGCGCCGTGTGCAGGCGCTTGTACCACTGGCTAATAAGCAGAATATCCATGCCCGCGTGACCATGCTCCGCGAAGAAATCTTCCACGCCGGGAGGGAGCGGCCGCATGCTCTGAACGTAGAACTTGTGGCATTCATCAATGACGACCAGGCAGTCAGGTTCAACCAGTTTCGGCAGTTCTGGCACCTGCTCAACGGTCACCTGCACCAGGAGCGAACGCACGTCCTCAGCGTCCATTTTCAGATGCTTGGCAATGGCGTCGTGGTCGAGACCATCGAGACGCGCGAACACCTTGCGGCCTTTTTTCAGCGCCGGAAGGATATGGAACGCGACAGCGTCATAGCTCTTGCCAGCGCGGGGAACACCTTCATTGAATGTCAGCACGGGATCACCACTGCAGCGCCGTAGCGACCTTGCGCGCCACCCGGAAGGCGTAACCGAAACCGAGCAAGCTGATGCCTAGCCCCAGCCCAAGGCGGTCCACAAAATAGCCCAGCGATGGCGAGAGAAACCCGAACAAGTGACCGAGCGAGTATTGCGCCATCCAGTCGGGCACCGGTATGGCGTTAATCAGCTCACCCACCACCGACAGCGCCTTTTTGATGAACATTAAAGACATGTCGTGGTAGAAGCCGGAAACCGCCGTCCACAGTTCGTGGATTATCCCGAGCAGCCATGTTTTGAAATCTGATAACCAGCCCATCACGCATCCCCCATTGCAATCCGCCATGCGACATAGGCGCAGCCGATAAGCAGCACGAATCTGGCCATATCGAGCAAATCGGCCAATTCCGGCTTACAGTAAAAATCGAATGTCTGCGCCGGCAACCAATCACTTTCGGGCACCGTCCAAACTGGGCACGAACCACCCACCGATCCGACCGAGAAAAAGCTAGGCACACTGGCCACGACCGGCGACGCCGCAACGCCTGCCTTGAATTCGCCAACGACCGAACTCACCGTGTCCGTGCTTGGCGTGTACAGATCGCCCAGGCCGCCGACTACACCACCCGTTGAATTGTTCGCTTCCAGCGCGCAGCGCGTCTTCCACGTTTGAAAGGCGACCTGCGCAAGCGCGGGACTCCCGTTGACGATGGGAGGCGTATTGCAGTCACCGCCGCCGCTGGCCGATTCTGGCGCACCAGGAGCCGACGACGCAGGAGCCGGACCCGCGTCCCCTGTTTGCTGCCCGCTCTCAATTGGCGAGGCTGGGGAAGGCGTGTAAACGTTGACCACCACGGGCAGCACAGCGCCCGTCGGCGCGTTCTGCTGCTGCTGATAATTATCGGAGGACCGGATAGCGGTCGGCGCGTCAGCAATCGGCGGATTGCCCGGCATGGGTGGCGGAGCGCCTACACATAACGTACCGCCAGACGGGCCAGAAATGCAGCCGCCCGAAGGCTGAGCCGTTGTAGGAAACGCACGGCAAAGCTGCGCGCCATCGACCACAGCGCACGCGTTCCCCGTTGTAGGGTCATAGCAAGACCCACCGCCGCAAAGCTTAGGTGGCGACGGTGGTTTAGGAACAAAAGCAGCCGGTGAATCCGAAGGCACCTCTGTGGGATTAGTAGCACCGCCCCCGGAGCCGTCACACGTCGCACCCGTAGGCTTGAACGTCGCCGCAACAGCACCCTGCCCCGTCATATTGCGCGTGATCGTAACCCCAGCAGTAGGGTCTGCAACGTAGCCGCAGCCGGAATCGCACAAGCCATCTGCAGCGTTGCCGTTGAACGACGAAAAAAACGTAGGCTTTGCCAAGCAAGCCTGCCCTGCAGTTGGCGGCGTGCACTCGGAGCTAAACGCCGCGTTCCAGTCAGAAAAATCATTCGGCGCGCCCTGCGTCGAGTAACGCAATTCGACCGTCGAAACCGTCGGAGAACTCTGCACCATCCGGCACTGCGGAATCGTCCAAGACGATCCGTTCCAGTGGCAGTTCGGGCCATCGAGATACGCCTGCGCCTCAGCGCAAGTGGCCCGCGACAAGCAAGGGAACAACAGCAACAGCAGACAAATCAGTACCCACAACGTGCGAGCCACACCGCCAGACGTAAAACACCACAGAGAACCGGAAAAACGAGGAAACGTATGCATGATCGACGCCCTAATCCGATTCGCTCAGGCCTTTGATAATGGCCCAGCTAATCAGCGTTCCGAATCCGAATATCACCAGTTGAAACAACATGGCGCGCCCTCAGAAAAAACAGGGGGCCGAAGCCCCCCGTTGATTAACGACCGAAGAAACCGGCCAGCTTGTTCACGCCCCACTTCACGAAGTTGGGCGCGGCCTTGATGGCACCGGCGGCGAGGATCGCCGAGACGATGGTGGCAGCGGCCAAGCCCGCGAGAACGGTGGAGAAATCGACATCAGCCATGTTGAAACCCTCATTTGCGATTGAAGAAATTGGCGAGCAGGCCCGTGCAATACGACACGAGGTAGAAAAACACCGGCCAGACCAGCCCTACGTTGAACGCTGCAGTCACCTGCTGCTGCGACGGCATTGCAAGGAACGTCGAAACAGCTTGCGAAGCGGCGTATTCGGTGCGAGTCATCAGCACGTAGCCCTGGCACACGTCGGTAGATTCCGTGCTCGATGTCACGGTCCCATCAGCGTTGAGGTATACGCACATCGACATACACCAAACTCCTTACTTGGCAGCCTGGGGAACGGGCTGCGCCTTGTTGATCTGCGGGAGCGGCACCAGCACCGCGCGGCTCATGGTCAGACGGCCATTCGCGACCGCGAACGACTCGGGTGCCAACGTGTACTCGCCCGGTGCGAGCTGTTTGCCGGGATCGAGCGTGAGCTGAAACGCGGTCGGCAGACCATCGATTTCCAGCACCGCCCATTGCTTGATCCGCTGACGCGTGACGCCCTCCCATGTCGATTCGAACGGCTCGACGGCCTTGTTCAGTACATTGATTTTCATGCTGCTAACTCCGTTGGTTGTTGATCGATGCGATACGCCCACACCTGCCCGCCAGCGCCCACCACCACGCGCCACGGAGACGGCAGGAACTCCCCCGTGAATTTGTCCATGTATCCGCCCGTGACCTTGCGAATGTCCGCCCTGCCCGTAAGTGCGTCGCGCACCCACATGGGCGATTGCCAGTAGCGAACGTGACGCCGCCCCTCCGGCTGCAAACCACCGTGGCCGCACATGCGCGCACCGCGCGGATAGTTCATCGCCTGTTCTGTCGTCGCCTTGCTGGCGTACTTTGTGATGTAACCAATCGGCGACTGAGCCGTGACGATGTTGGTCATGCCGTGCGGCCACCAGCCCTGCGCGTCCGCGTGCGGAAGGTATTTACCTTTCGGCAGCCACACCACGACGTGGTAATGCAGCGCGCCGCGCTTCTGCAGCTCCGCAACCCACACGTAGCGCAGACGCACGCCACGCTGGCGACACCAGTGATTCATCGCCTTACGAAACGCGCCGAAATGCCCCGGCTCCCAGCCGTCCACGTCCGCATACGTGAGCGTGATGAATTTCTTGTTCCACAGCTGCGCATTCCGCTCTGAGTGAGCGTCGAAGTGCAGCAGGCGCGCGGCATGACCAACAGCGGTTTTCATGCGCTTGATGCGCGAGGCCTCGCGGTTGAGCTTCAACCGTTCGCGAAGCGGCCGCTTTTCTTGCGACAAAGTCTCTTCCCGATCCTTTGTTGCATTAGTGATAAACCCCAGGGCGCGAGACGCCGCGTCGGCTTCGCCTCCGCGACGTCCCACGCCCTTGAACTGGCAGACCTCACCCATGCCATTTGCTCCGAGCGATATCGACAAAGGGCGCGTTGATCGCGGCGTCTTGCTCGTTGCGCGTGGCCCAATAGAGGCGCGTGCGGCGCACGTCTAGCGCGTCGGCAGCATCGAGCAGCGGGAATACGTCGTCATTGCACTGCGGAGCGTTGACGAAGCCGGGAGGCAGCAAGTCAAACGGCTCTACACCCATGCCGGCCGGAGGCGACACAGGGCGAGGCAGCGGCGGCGGCTGGTACTTCGCCAGCGGATAGTGGTCACGCATCGCCGTCGTCCATGTCCGACGCGGTAGCGAGGTTGTCGGCCAGCGAATCCGCCGTGATCGACAACACGAAGTGCAGCGTTTGCTGACCGTTGATCGCGGCACGTTCACTCAACGCACGCGTGCACGCCAGAAGGCGGCTTGTCTCGGCCATCAACACCGGGCCGGTTTCATCCATCGACATGAGGACACTCCAATCCGACGCGCTGCAGCGCCAGATGAATGAAGGAATAGGATTGTTCGGATTGGGCAAACGGCACCGGCCTGCCCTGCTGTGCCAGCCACTCACGGTAGATCGAGTGCGCGTCCCACTTGGTCAGCTCGCGGCGTAGGGAAAGCGGCACATCGGCACCTGCTTTCGCGAGCAGCGATATAGCCGTCCGAATGCCGTTGCGCATCCCTTCGGCGTAGACCATACCGGCGTCCGCTTCCACAGTTGTGGACTCACGCGCCGTCATCGCTCACTCCGGCGAAACAACCAGGACACGATGCGGCGGCACTTGCGAAAAAACTCGCCGACGCCGAGGCAAAACACGTACACCGAAAGGAGCGCGAGGAACGTACTCATACATGCCCCCCGCAACGCGTGCAGCACAGATCATCATCGACGAGCCGCATGTCGCCGCAGTTGTCGCACCACATGCCCTCATCTTCGAATTCGTCGACGGGCTCAACCACTTCGCCGCAGTCGTCGCAATAGACGTTGCTGGAATTTCCCAGCTCCTGCAGTTCCTCATTGCCGCATTGCGGGCACTGGCTCA